TTTCCATATCAGCACCAGCAGCATCCAAGAAGGTTTGCGCAGCGCGTATAGGATTTCTTTCTGTACTTTCCCCATTAATATAGTTATCCATAATATCGTATATGATATCGTTAGGAGTAGACTTTTTATACTGGGCACTCGCAATATCCACAACTTTTGCAACATAGAACAACTTATTAGTGTTCTTATCATAAAGTTTTTGCAACTCAGCAAGAGCTTTATTACGAAGCTTTTTAACCTCAGTTTTAGTTGAAGCAGTTTCTTCGTACTTGTCTAAATAAAAACGTGCATTTTTATTTGTTCTTGCTTTAGCATCATCATAGCTTTTTGCTACAATGCTAAAGCCTCCAGCGTTAATTGCATAGAGCTTAATAAGATCATAAGCATCTTTTTCAGGCTCTAAAAATACGGGGTCGTTACCACAACGTATTGATATCTTATTCCAGAAATCATCATTATCTGGACGTAACAACTTCACTTTATTCCAGAAATCTGCATCTTCTGGATTTATAACATTTGCAGCTAGCTCTTTTTCAAGCTCAGATACAACTGTTCTAATTTCTTTAATCTTTGCTTCTCTTTCTTCAGGATTAGCAATTTTTTTAATCTCAGGAGCAAATTCATTAAGTCCTGTTAAATAACGTTTTACTCCGTTATTCTCAAGACATGCTAATTGCTCTTCATGGGAAACACCTTCAAAAAGTGTTAATCCATATTTCTCAAGACCCATATTAGAGTTTTGATTATTAAAATAAGGTCTAATAGCAATAGGACCTTTCTTAAGGTGAGATACCTTCTCTACTAATGTAAAGCTCATAAATTGTTGGTTTTATTTATTGGTTTTTATAAAGGGTAGTAAAAAGGGGGAGGCTTTCAACTCTCCCCCGATTTACCGATTATTTAAGATTAGAATGAACCTCCAGTGATTGGGTTGCGCATAACAATCTTCAACACTTTGGTTGGGTCTTTAACCCAAATCGCAGGCATTGTTTGTGTCATGAATACGCGGTATCCATTGAATTGTCCAGAGCTTTGGAAACCTTGGGTACGTCCCATGTAATCCATAGTTCCGTTTTGGTACCACCACTTCAATTGATTATCCCAGCTAAGTTTCAACAAGAAGATGTTGTCATTAGTGTTATCTGTGATATCAAAGATAATGAAGCTATAAGAAGACAATGGGAAACCATCAATGATTGGGTTTTCAATGTCATTGGTGTGTAGGTTATCAAACGCTGGGTTCAACACAAACTTCACGTTAGCCAAGAATGGGATAACATATGAAGTGAATGCAAATCCGTAGTTCAAATCCATACCTTGACCAGTGATTGCTCCAATACCGTTATTTTCAGCAGCTTGGATCAACAATCCTGAAGCCATAGCCTCACGCTTGATTGCTTCGTTAACCATGCGCATACCGCCCATACCGGTTTGTACAATCAATTGACGCTTAGGATCTGGACCTTGGAACTCAACTTTACCAGCATAGAAGTTGTAAAGCTCAGAACGGAATAAGTCAAGGTTGAAGTTAGACTTGTTATAGATACGCTTGAATGAGTTATCCAATTGCTTCCAAAGACCCACTGATAAGCGGATATCATCTGGACCATCTTGACGTACGCGTCCACCTTGTCCCCACATTAAGTAAGTTTCGATGTCATTAGCTACTTTAGTCAAGTGAGCAGCTTCCATTGTAGTCATGAAAGTACGGCTCAATGATCCGTTGCCCATAGCACGCTTAACATAATCTTTACCCATGCGAGATACCATAGTATCTAGGTTAGCAATAGATGGATCAATGTTCTTGTCAAAGTTACGCCAGATTTCTACTACAGGTACAGTACCATCTGCATTCATACCACCTTTGATCATAAGATCTGCGCGAGATGAAATAGAATAGTGTACGTGTGCTTCAGCTCCTCCTACAAAGTTGTAGAATTCACGGAAACCAGTAGCTGTTACGATGTCTGAGAAACGCTCACCATACTCACCACGTGCAGAACCCTTACGGAAGATCTTAGTACCTGGAGAAAGGATTGTTGTATCTAGACCATAAGATGAATCATTGTTTACAAGTTGTACAGTGTACACAAAGCCATCACCTACTGGAACAATATCATCAGCAGTAATGTACATCTCAGCACCGTTGTACTTGTCATAAGTGATGATATCACCATGTCCAAATTCACGACGTGAAACTTTGATTTGGAAGGTAGTACCATCCGCACCAAGTGTTTGCTCATCGGTTAATACTTCATCAACAATGTAAGGAAGGTCCATTACAATTGGCGTTTGCCATTTGTACTCACCTCTTGCATTGTCAACATTAATTACATTCTTTCCACCAAAGCTAGACATTTGGTACAAAGGCATTTCTACCTTTTGTGCCATTGCCCAAAGATCTACTGGTCCTAAATCCATAGGTTCAGCATTCTTGAGCATGTTAACCAAGTGGTAAGAATCTACGTGTGAACTAGCTGCGTAGTTGGTATCCCGTAGAAATATACCATTGTTCAAAACTGGAGTTGCCATGTTTTCTTTTATTTATTAAGGGTTAAATTATCGTTTAAAAAAGCTATCATTTCTAGGAATACGGCGTTGTACTTTCTCCTCGCTTTCTACAACTGGAGAACTTATAGTGCGTCGTGCTTCCTCGGTTTTTAATTCATGTCTTGGCTCAACATATTGGTATTTCTCCAACAAGTGTCCTAACATATTTGTAGGCTTACCTGAAATAGATGGGTAATTAGGTTGTACAAGACCGGCATATAACATACCTTGTGTCTTCTTATCTAATCTCAATCCACCAAGTTCACCATTCTTAAGAGTCTCATATACATTATGCATATAAGCTTGAGCTGCTTGTTGCTGTTGTTTTTTCATATGCTCTTGTTGAGCAAGCTTTTGAGCAACAACATGTTCTTGCATCTTATCTAACTTTGGTTTAAACTTAAGAGCTTTTGACTCTAAGTCTCCGCGATCACGCCATTGATCAATTTCTTCTTCAATCTCGTCTTCATTACCAAAGTTGGTAGCTCTTAAGTATTCGCGTACTATATATTCTTGATCATTCTTATCTCTAGGATCAAGTTGACGATGTTCTTCAACTTCCGCCAAGATTCTAAATAGTCCGCGAAGATCTTCTCCACCATCTGCTACATATTTAGCAGCGGCTTGCAATTCTTCAGGTAGGGCTTCAAAAAATTCACGAGGGGTATCCTGGCGAACTTTATTCTCACGCTCATTGAAGTTTGCTTCAAGAAGTTCTTCAAAATCTTTTAGTGTATACTCTTCAATAGGCTTATCATCATCAAAAGGTACAATTTGTCCTTTATCAATAAGTTTTTTTACAAGTTCTGCTGTACCACTTTTATCAAGCTTAGGACGACCTGTTGCTTTTGGAGCATCATCCGCATCCTCATCTTTAAGTGGTTCATCTAAAAGATTATCTACTTCTGTTTTAGAAATAGTTTTTTCTTTTTCTTCATCCTCCTCATCAGGAGTGTCAAGGAACGAGGTGTCAACTTTGGGATCCGTGAACACCGACGGCTTTTTTTCCTCAGGGAGCATTACGTTATCTGCTCCTGGAATTCCCAATAATTCATCGAGGTTAACTTCAACTTGTGAAACCTCGGTAGTTTCTTTTTCTGTAGACATAGTAGTTGGTTTTTAGTATTAATGTCCTATTAACAATATACGCAAATGTATCTAAATAAATTTAATAAGTTTTATCGAATTGAAAAAAAGCGCGCATTAGATGGCTATACCCCTATTTTTTCTTCTTTTCATTATTCTTTTTTTGCACGTCAAACTTATTTTTATTCTCCATTGCAATAGCTAATTGGTTATCAGATATCTGTTTTTGCACTGATAACTTCTCACGCTCTAGATCCATTTTAGCTGCTTCATTTCTCATGCGGTTACCTTCCTTCTCGCGCTGTAACCCCATTGCTTGCTGGTATTCTTCACCTTTTTGAATTTTTTCCAACATATCAGCGTAATCACTTTGCATATTTTGGTTAAGGTCTTGCATTGCCCCATAGCCCGCAGATCTAATTTCAGCTTCAACAATTCTAGCTTCACGATCTTTTTGGTTCTCGCTAGCTTCAAACTCCATCTTCTGACGTACCTCATCTTGTCTAGCTTTAAGCGCTTGCTCTTGCATTTGTTGTTCTTGCTGCATTTGCTCTTGACGTTGTCTTTCCATGCGCTCATCAGACTTCTTAAGAATCTGATCAACCTCAGCAATAGACTCAGCTTTCATGATATTACCGAGATCATAGATGCTAGCACCAGATGTATTATTCTGGATAGCAAGTTGTTTTAACTGCTCAAGTACAGCTCTATGATTAGCCTTAGTAGTACAAAAGATATTAAGATCACGCATGAGAAGATCTGTACCATTCATCTCAAAGTTCTTAGTTTCTTCTGTATTAGTGATATATCTAAGGCGTAGTGACGGCTTAGTTGAGTGGTAATGTTGAGCTAAGTCCGTGCGCATTTGATGTACACGTGGCATCAAGTAGTCACTATGCTGAACAAATAACATTTCAGTTTGTGCATAGGATCCTGACACAGCTTGCTCAATACCGGTTGCTGTATTAGTTTGCCCAATTTGCTGACCCATACGTTGTGGTGTAATACCAATTACCTCAAATGCTTGTTGCTTGAAGTAGTTAGCCAATTGAATACGAGTCATCAAGCGATTGGTTTGCTCAAGATCAAGCTTTTGATAATGCTGGAATGCAAGTGGGTTTTCAGTATTAGTAATAGAAGTATCCAATGGTAACATCTGGAAATTCTTCATTGCCACATAAGCCTTGGCCAAATTGTTCTTTCCCCAGTCTTCTCCTAATGAGTGACGAGGTAAAGAGTTTTGGTCAAGTAAGATTACAGTACCAAGTTCATCTACTAAAATATCCGCAATCTGATTATTTACAATGTTATAACCAATTTGGAAAGGCTTCATTAAATCTACTAGAGCTACAGAACGCGTATTACGATCTGAGAATACTGAGCCCTCCACAGGAAGTTTGCAACCATAAAGTGAATTATCACCTTTAAATTGGAACTTCATTGGTGCAATATTATTTTGGTTCATTCCTAAATATATAGGATTGATACCCCCAGGGGATTTAGTTCCCCAGAATGATGGGTGATGCGGACCAATCTTAACTCCACCCCACACCTCATTAATCCAAATCCAATCTATGTGCTCACCAAATACTAAGTTATCCTTAGACTTGTTTTTGATAAGACGTGTATTATAAATAGGTTTATCTACAACTTTATAATCTTCTGTTACAATATCTTGAAGTACTGTACCATCATCATAAATTTTAGTCAAGTGACCTACTTTACGTTGTGACTTCCAATAAGCTGTAGTCACACGTAGTAAGTTAACTGTACCATAGTCAAAGAAGTCTTCTGTATCACGCATGATCCAGTTTACAATATCACCTCCTACAAGAGTATTATCCCACATAGAAGTATATTGACGATATCCTAAAGATGGCATTTGTGTATTCCAGTCATGTGACTTTGTACCATCATAGTAGCTACCATCATTTTGATAACCTTGAATAGGATAACCTGCAGAACGTACTGGATAAATTGCCTCAAGACTTTCTAGTTGTTCTTGAGTCATAAGCCAGCCATATGCATCAATGACATCAGCTACCGTCATCATATCAAATCTACCTACCCAGCTAGCATCTGACATGTAGCGTACCTCAGGTGACTTATGGTAAAAAGTTAATATTGGATTCCATAATTCAATTTGATAATCATCATCCATCATCTTAAAGTGCCAGAACTCGCGGTCTGTAATTAACATATCGCGAAATCCACGCTCTTCAAGCTCATCCATTTTAAAGCGTTCTGTATCAACTTGAAGCTGGTGCTCAGCCCATTGCTCTACCATTGATTTATAAGTCTTACTAAAATAGCTTTCAATTTGTGGTAATGACTTAATACTTTCAGGAGCCATTGCTTGTTGATATTGCTCATTATCTTCAGCAATACCCATCTCTGATAGCGTCATACGCATTTGCTCTTCAGCATCAGCAATAATAGCTTTTTCTAACTCAGCTCTTTTAAGCTCTAGCATTTCATTATAAGATGTCTCATCAACACCTCTAAATGTAACACGTGTATTACGTTTTGCAAATTCTGCAACAAGCGTATTAACTACATTAGGAATAATAGGATAGAACTTAAGCTCTAATGCACTTACATCTTCTTGAGTCAATGTTTCAATAAGATCTGCATACTCATTATCCTCTTCTACAATGTAGTCTGTTTTATCTATAATACCTTTAGCAAGCTTATAGTTCTTTAAGAAACGACGTGCATTTCTACGCACTACGCGCAAGCCTTGCCATTCTAGCCAGTCTAGGTTCCAGTTAGCCCAGTCTTTATCTTTTTTATCTTTAGGTAAAAACTGAATAGGCTGATTAAGAGTACCCATTTTGTTGTACTCAACTTTGGCCCCGGCCTTTACCTGCATGGCATTGTATATTTCCATAACTTATCTTAAGTTTTTAAATGCTTGTCTTGGTAATTTCATACCACTAAAAGTATGGCCCCCATTGCCAATGTGACGAAAAGGGCTCTTATTTAATTTACTGAATTTATTAGAGTTATCCAAGTTTTTTGCCGCTCCAGTTTCCTCATAGCGTTTTTTATAACCCCTATTTGCTTGCTGTACTTTAGCAAAAGCTATAAGCGCAGCAAATGAAACTAACCTATCGACGTTTACACCATCTCTATAAGCCATCATCTCTTTCATCAGCATGATGTCTGGAATACGTTCTACACCGTAGGTTGTTTTAACTACTTTACCATCATCTGCAGTTTCTTGGTGCAATTCTTCTCTTAAGAACTCAATTGCATAACTTATCATATGACTTTTAAATAAAGTACCAGTATTACGCCAACCATATTCTTGGAATACATTAGCATTTGCACCTATATCTTTTAAAAATAAAATCTGAGATCTAGGTACTAAATATCTTTGTTTTTTGCGATGAATCATATGTTGGATAAATAAACTAATGTTATTTTCCACAATAGTCCATGCATTATACCACTCAACAATCATCTCTAGACGCTCGTGAGTTTTAGCTATATCATCAAAGCGGCCACACCAGGCAGCTACTATTTTATCATGTTCAATAAAGGTTTCAACCTTTTCTCCATCGTTGCGAGTTACTTCAACTGAAGCTTTATATACATAGATGGAACATAGTGATTCTGAGGTAGTTGTCTTACCTTCACCCACGGGGTCAATGCTTGCATAGTACATCCCAAACTCAGGATCTTTAACAGGTTTCTCCCATACTACTAATGTACCCGTTTTATCCTCAGTATTTTTAGTTATTGGAAATTCTGATATAGGTAGCTTATTAGTTTCTCTAGTAGCTACCTGACCTTTGTCATCCCTATATATATCTAAAAACTCATAAGCATACATTTTCTCCTCAATACGTCTTGTTTGTGCTGTAATAAGGTGACTAGGAAATACTGATACAGTTCTAAAGTCAAATGCTTCTTTGATATTTCTAGGGTGCTGGGAGATACGTAGCTGGTATTCTTGTGGATCTAGTTCACGTTTCCACTCAGCAAATTGTTCATCTAATGCCTTAAGTGCATCTTCTACTTTAGAATTACCAAACTCATCTATATATGGTGGCATAGACCACTGCTCAGGAATAAATAATCCTGTTCTACCTATTTGCCCGGTCTCATCTATTAAGTTAGACTCAACACTATAAATATCATTTGCATCCGGGCGTGTAATCATTTTTTTAAGTGGCTCACATTGAGATAAATCTCCCACAGATCCTGCTGCTACAAACATACCTGTAGTCATAAACCCAGACTTCATTGCAGGACGGATATATTCAAAGGTTGTGTCCATTTTAGGAGCAATACCAGCTTCTTCATGGAAGAAGTACTTACATGGTCCCCCTACTCCATTAGTAGGATCTTTCTCAAATGACATCCCTTGCATTACACCTTTGAGACCTACTTCTGATTTACGCTTATTAAGCGGATCTACAATTTCAATCTTCTGCTGCCACATCATAACCTTATTAGGGTTCATTGGGCGGTACCATGCAGTGTGTTTATTTAAGAAAGCCTCATATTCATTTAAGAATTTCCAAGTACCTTTCTCATTAATATAATCTTTAAGACTAGCCCCCATTTTAAGAGTAATCCCTTCTTCAAACCATATCTGGTTAATTAGTTTACCAGCATGAAAGTAACTAGATGCAATCTGACGTTTCTTTAATATAGCTGCATGTTTATAGTTTAGTTCTGCTAATGCTTCATATAAAGCCATGTGATACTGAGCATCACGTACATCAGCAAATCCAAACTTTTGTGTTTCTTTATTAAATATCGGTAGGAAGTTTAGCCACATGTAGTAATCACGTGGTATATACCAGCTATTACCATTGTTTTTATATATTACTCCGGTTCTACATTTATTCTTTTGGTCATTCCAATAAACAATAAAATCTTTAGTTCCTTGAGGAGCTTTACAATAAAATCCTATATCATTAAATATTCTAGCCTGCTCATTAAACATTCTAGAAGTTTCATCAAACTGATATTGCCCAGGTTCTTTAAAAATACTAAACACAAAGTCTTTAAACTCATCACGTGAATTAAAAGACGTAGTTGTCCACTCTCCGTTTTCCCAAGTAGGTATTTCTATATTAGTATTCATTAAGAAGCTTTAATATTTCACTAAGTGCCTCATGGCGATGGTTATCATAAAGAATTACTTTATTAACCCAGTGAGATTTCTCTAACTTAGGTACCTCATGTATAGCTGACTCATTCTTAAACTTTAAATCTATTTGGTGAGGATCACCAGTAAAGATCATAATAGAATCCTTACCTAAACGTCCTACACACATCTGCAGTTGGGCTTTAGTAAGATTCTGAAATTCATCCACTATGCATACACAGTTGTCAAAAGTTCTACCTCTAAAGTGGGTAAGAGATACAAGCTCTATAGCCTCCTGTTCTTCAAGTTTATTTAAGATATCCGGTTTATCATAAACCTTTCTCATATTAGACTTAATAGGCACAAGCCAAGGTTCCATCTTTTCTTTCTCAGAACCTGGTAAGAAACCGTTGTCTTCAGTAGATATAGTAGGTCTTGTTATAACAATCTTGTTTACTCTTCTCTTAAAGTACATATCAAGGGCCACCTGTACAGCAAGTAAAGTTTTACCAGAACCAGCATTACCTAATAAGAAATTATAAGGAGCATTGAGAATTAACTCTTTTGCTTTCTTTTGCTCTTCAGATAAGGTAATAGAAAACTTAATATCTCCTTTTGGAGCAGTCTTTTCAACGTTTTGCTTTGCCATTTTCTATAAGTTTTATTAGTAAGTCAATGTCTTTAGCCTTACTAGGTAAAGAATAACTGTTCATAAAGGTATACCTTGTTGTTCTTCTTGAAGATCTTTGTATGCGCCTTTGTAGGCTTCACGGATTTGCTGAAATTTTGCTGCTGTGTTAGTAAGCGCTGTAATATTACCATCTCTCCCATCTGTTATACTTGTTGTGGCCATATAGTTTGCTAAACGGTCAAGCATTTGCTTAATACCATTATACGCCCTCATAGTTGGAGTTTCATATAGTTTTTTGCAGAGATCTAATGCACCTGGAATACCATCATCCTCAGGACTAAACTCTGCACTTATTTCTGCTAATATAATCTCTTCTTTGTCATCTTCAGCAAGATTAAAAAAAGGATTTAGATCTGGATTAGGACATGTCATATAAAACAAGTATTGATATATCTTAAGGTAATCCTCAGGATAATCATCCATAATTTTTTTTAAGGTTGTAATGGTATAGCAATGCTCACTAGGAACAATAACCTTATTTTGTATATCAAATAACTTGACTATCATCTTTATTTAAATTATAGTAAAAACTATCCGTATCTTCTGTAATCCACCTATTAGATACACTTTCTACGGATGGCAAAGATGTATCTACTTTAATTTGCTTAGGCTCTATTGGAAATTCTTTTGTTACCCAATTTGAATCTCTCCAAAATATTCTGTTATTAGGTTGACATAATAAATAACCATCATCTGCTACAAGTATATGTCCGCATTTATAATCACTTGGTTCATCAGAATAGGGATTATCATACCAGTCTACTGTAAACATATATGTAGCCCATATAAAGCTTTTATCTTTAAGAATTACTTGGCATTTTTTTTCTTTAAGATGCAAATATGAAGTAACTGTTACATTTTCAGAAAAGCAATCCCATAGTTGCTTCATATGAAAAGGTATATCGTTTTCTGGTTCTTTAATGTATATTTCCGATAACGGTACTCGAGATCTAAGCATTCCGTAATCAGTCATTATATGAAACGTAAGAATTTTAGTTGTAATAGACTGAATACCAAAGGCATAAGCCTGATGATATGTATTATCATCTTCAGCATTTTTAGTAAAGTAAGATGCTTTAACTAAACACTTAAAAGATGGTATGTTTTCATTAAGCTTTGCCATTATCTCTTAGCTTATTTATAATATTTATAACCTCAGTTTTTAGATATGGTACTTCATATTGTATTATTTTATCTACTACAGGCTCACCAAACTGGTCATATAACACAACACGATTATCATAAGCATCTTTACCAGCTTCTTTAAAAAGTATATGCTCAATAATCATCTTACCCGGTTTTAATCTTGGGTTATGTTTTATGATCATATACATATAAAAGCTTAGTTGCAATGAATAGTGGTTAAGATTACAATCATCCAAATGATTGACTGGATCAAGCATTTTATCAGTAATTCCTTCCCAGTTAGTGTAACCGGTGCTCTTAATTTCTTTATTTGTTTTATAATCATAGATGTTAACTTTACCATTAACCACCTCAACTCTATCGGCTTGTCCGCA